CAATGCGTTACCATAAACTCCAGAAGCAATATTAGATAGATTAGCCCTTAAAGTTTGATTAGCCTCATATTGAGCTATTCTGGCATTATTTAAATTACCAACAACACCTAACTGCCCAGCTCTTTGGTTTGACCTGCTCATTTGTTGTCTTTGAGCAGCGGTTAACTCAGTTCCATACCTTTCTATATTTCTTTGTTGTATACCTTCTGCTACTCTAGACTGTGTTCTAGCTTCTTCTTCAGCTCTATCAATCAAAGACGTGTCCCTAGTATCAGCAATTAATTTATCTTCGAACCCACCAAAATTTCTAACAAAATCTTCGTATTCTTTGCGTGTTATAGTTGCATAGGTATTTTGAGGGTCAGAAAAATCATCGCCTGTATTTACCATGCGCTCTCGCATTTCGACCATTTGATTTCTTACATCTCCAAGTACACTCATTGTTTTACTCTATTAAGGTTGGTTCCCAAAAAAAGTTTTTCCACCCAATATATTAGCATAGCCTGCTTTTGCAACACCTCCAGCAATCTCTCCAAACATTCCAGCTCTAGCTCCACGTACCAACGCTTTATTTCTACCTTCACTAATAATATTAGAGGCTCCTATTCTTGCTGCTTGTCCAAGACCAGTTTGTGTTTGTGAAACTTGTTTACGCCCCGCAGCTAAAACACTTGTTCTTGCTGTGTCTCTTATATTTTTACCTGTTACAGCAGCATCTAACATAGCTTTTGAAGCTAATTTAGCTCTTTCCCCACTAAGATAAGGATTTTCAACAGACCTTAAATTCATCATGTCACTTTGGGCTAAGTCTGCACTAGCCCTGCTTTTTAGAGTGCTAGTAAAATCTTTTTCAGATTCTTTTCTCCAATCAGCTAGCATAGGCTCATACTTTCTTTTGTAGTCCTCGTATTCTTTTCGAGCTATTCTAGCTTCTGTTTTTTCAGCTTCGCTTGCTCTATATTCTTGTTTCTTAGGTTTTTTTGCCATTACATATCCTTTCTATAAACATAACTAACTAATTTATACCCATATTTAGGGGCTATTTTAGACCAACCTTTTCGACTAGTCTGAAACTCTATATTATCTGCTTGTAGTTCTTCTGCAAGCTTTTCTAATAAATCAAAACCGTTTTTTGTATACCCATATTTAGGGTCTTGGTAAGCCACCCAAACATATAAAGTAGGTTTGCTACCATAATTCTGTTGAGTAGCTGTAACCATAAACCCTACATCTTTATCTTTTTCATACGCTATATACAAATCCGCTTCTTTAGTTTTAAGTGCTACATATACATCTGCAGGCACCCAATCAGAATAGCTTTTTTCAGTTATATATTTTAATTTCTCCTCTAAATATCCGTAAACAAATTGTAAGTCATCCACATGTATCTTACTAAACTTTACCCCCATTTACCCTTTCTCCGAGCCATACCTCCGATATCTTCTAGTAGGCGCTACTCCAACACCAGCATATTTAACTTTCCTACCAACTCCTATATCGGCTCTTCTGGCTTTTATTTCAGCCTCTTGTACTGTATTCGCAAATAATCCTGCGTAATCTCTAGCTGCATTTGGATCAGTCCAATCCCTAGCAGGCATACGTAATAGTCTATACAACGCACCAAAAATAATTCCATCTCTGTAATCATCTGCTATCTCCGTAGCAATATTATTAGATGACCTAGATGGTTTTAAAGATACATTTAAAATTATCCCGTTTGTTAAACTAGTATCAGGCACTGGTACTAACCAAAATAAATCAGGCGATTGCTGCAAGAAATATTCTGGTGTTCCAGTATTAGACGAGTCCCTCCATTTCGGCTTTCTACTTTCTAAAGCTCTAGGGGTAATGGCTTCTAAGTCTTTACCATCATAAATACCCCAAATAATTTTATCTACTTTGGTACCAGTTGGCTGACCAAACTCGTACTCATAAATTCCTGCTACTGTGCTAATAGGGTCTAACTCTTTAGTATAGACCGCAGCTTTTTCACAAAGTTCAATTGATGATGATCTTAATGCATTCTCTACAACCGTGTCTGGGCACCCAGGCACGTAGGGTAATACATCTTTCATAAATGATTCAAAACTAGCCATTACTCATTATTTGTATATCGGGTTTTATTAAAGCATCAATTTGTGCCTTGCCAGTTACACTGACAGTAAACAATTGATAGTGTGTTGCAGCTCTTGTTGCATTACCTGCATATTCCGCATCTTTTATAAATGCTCTAAACAAAGTGTAATCTATAAGAGCATTTGAGTAGTTATCAGGAACCGAAATAGTAGAAGATGTATTTGCTAAATCCGTAGGTCTTTGTGAATAAATTAATTCTACAAAAGTACTTGTTGATGAAGCACCTGGGTAAACGTAATAATTCAAAGGGTCATTTTCATCAAACATAAAATGTTTTACAGTTGTACTGTGGGCTGCGTCCCCTGTAACTGTAGGATCATGCCAATCTGGGTTTTGTGTATCTATAATATCTTTTGATACTAACCTAACACTTCTTTTACCTGTCGCACCACCAGAGGCATCAGACATATTACGAACTACATCAATTAGTTTTAATCCATCAGAAGGTAAGGTTTGTTTAGTACCAACTACTAAAGCAACATTAGAATGTACAGCAGTAGCAGAAGGAGCAAGATTTGCTATCTCCCTCTGCCCATCATTAAGATAATTTAACAACTCAGCTTCAGTCCACCTTACGTTTGCAGTGTCCTGTAATATACTTTCTACTCTAGCTAGTATGTTTGCGCCTGTTGTTACTGATGCCATTAATCTTCTTCTCTATCTACTATAATTTCTGCCCAGACTTCATCCCTTTCATCTGAACTAACTTGTTCCCCAAACACTGCTTTTATTACAGACTGTTTAGGCAACCCTTCTGAAGTAAAGTCTTTAGGAGCACCTTCATCTAAAATTTGCTCCATTGCAGCTCTTAACTTTTCTCCTCTATCTGTTTCTTCCTCTTCAGATACTCCTGGTATTTCAACCTCCTCTTGATCCGATCCGTCTTCTTTATCACGGGCATAGTTTTCTCCAAATTCTATTACTTCAACTGCGTCCTCCACAATTTCATCTTCCCTTGCAATAAGAGAAGGGTTTCTAAGTGGTGCATCTTCAACTCTTCTAGCACCTTCTTGTAGTGCTAATAAACCTAAATCGTCTCCCACTTCTTTTACTACGCCTTTATATAATCTAATAGACGCTCCCCATGTTGATGATATATACATATCCTCGTCAGCTATAATTTTCATAATTACTCCTAAATTAAAAAATAAAGGAGAGCCACCCGAAGATGGCTCCCACTTTAATTAAGACTGGATTATGCGTAAGCAACATCTAGTCTGATTACACCAAAGTCCTCAACAGCACTGTTGTGGTCGCTTTGATATTTTGGTTTTCTAAGGCCGAAAATCTTACCAATAGAGATACCATTTTGGTTACCGTAGTCGAAGTTATCTTCAACCATTTCTGGTAAACCGATATCAGCCATAGCAAGAGCTTGGGCTCCACAGAATAGGCAAGCTGAACCATTAACGTCGGCGTTAGCGCCCCATTTATAGCCAGCAGAACCAGCATTACTTGATGATCCAGAAGTAGCTCCTGAAGTATCAAATACATGTCTGAATTCATGTACCATTACACCGTCAACCATTAAACTAGAAGAACCAGCAAACAAGCTTGATTGTGGTCCTCTGATTCCAGCATTCCTAACGTTAGCTAAGAAGTCTGAATCTAGTTTAAGATCAGCCATAACTTGTGGAGTTACGAAAAGATGGAACATCTCATCGTTACCAGCACCTCTGACACCACGGATGTAGTTGTCTTTAGCGTAGGCTTTTAAGTCCACAATTGCGCTGTAGGTTATTTTATCAGCTGCTGCTACTGCAGTAACATCACCAGCTACGATACCATTTGTAGCATCGAATCTTCTGTGCCTGTTAGTAGTTGGAGCTGAGACATCACTAGCAAAAGCTAGATCGCCAAGGTTTTGACCAGTTGTGTAAACAGGTCTTAGCGCACCATTGTTTTTCTGCGTGTACGCAATTCCAGAAAGCGTTAAAAACGCAAGCTGGTCTATTCTGTCAGCAATTGCATAAGCAAGAGCATCTCTAGAATGTTCACGGAAGTTAACAACAGATTTTTGATCAGCTAGTCTTCCTGCAAGTCTGTTAGCAAACCTGAGTTGATCTAGTTGAACAGTTATGTCGAATGCACGTAGTGATTCTTCATTACCTTCTAGAGTGTTATCTCCAGTTATACCATCACCTGTCATGTCAGCTAAAAGTGTTAATACAGCTCTAGCTCCTTTTTCAGATTTAGTAAGTTCGCTTATTCTTTGGACCATAGCGTTCGATCCAGAACCAGCAAACTGGTTAATGAAAGACATATTACGAGCAACGCGCCAGAAGTCACGTGACCAAGCCGTTAGTTGTTCGGAGGTCAGTGACGCAAAGTTAGTATTAGCCATTGGGCTTCTCCTATATTATTAAACGTTACTATTACCTGCCAACTTATTGGGGTGACAAATTAACCCGTATACCTCGTATCGTGAGGAGACGACTTCGCCAATTTTACGAGTGCGACCTCGACCTGTTTTACGTCTTGATAGACGAAATACGTTGTTTAACCTGTAACGATCAGGGCCAGATGTCGTTCTGACTTAACGAATTCTTATATACTATATCAGTGTTTATCCAAAGTCACCACGTAATCTACGTAAAGTTTCTTCAGGTAAAGCATTAAATTCATCTTCTGATAGTGCATTTAGGTCTAATGTCCCTTCTCCTCTTTCTGCATTACCTTGACCTTTTAGTTCAGGCGGTTGCGATTGAGAAGCCTCTATTTTCTTTTTGACAGTAGCCGTTTTCTTTTTCTGTATTGTCTCTACATTACTTTTAGCTGGCGGTGCTTCTTGTACAGCAGGCTGATTAGCACCCATGACATACCCAGTAGCTTTTGTTAACGCATCAGATGCTTGATACCCTTGAACAATAAAAGCATCTCGTAGACCAATTACTTCATTAGCCATGTCTTCATTGTAATCTGCACTATTTTCATCTAATACAGGATATTGTTCTTGTATCATTTGAGCAGTAGTTTGTAGCTGAACAGCTTCTTGACTTTGCTGTACTGTTTGCCCCATCTGCTGTTGAACTTCAAACATCATTTGTTCTTTTTCAGCTTGTCTTATCTCTTGTCTAAGAGCGGAAGCTTTTTCCGGTTCCATATCTAAAACTAATTGTTGATACTCTAATTCTTTAGCATCAAAATCATATTGAGGGGCTTCTGCTTGTGCTTGTGCTTGTTGGGCTGCTTGCTCATCAAGTTGTTTTTGCAGCGCCTTTTGTTTTGCCAACACTTCATCTAATCTAGATTTAGGCACCATAGGAGATTTTTGTTTCTCTTCTACTTCTTCTGCAACGGGTTCTTCCTGAAGTTCTGCAACATCTCCATCAGTAGTTTCCTCTGCTGGCTCCTCATCTGTTTCTTCTCCAACAGGTTCTCCTTCCTCTTCTGCAACAACTTCTTCTTCTTCCGTTGAATCTTCTTCTGTTGTTTCTTCAACTGCATCAGTCTCTTCTGAGTTTTCATCTGTCTCCTCTTCTATTGGGTTTCCATCTCCATCTAAGCCAAAGCTTAAATCCTCCGTAAACGGTGAAGCTTCTTCTTCACTTATTTTATCTGCACCAGGTATACCATCATAAGTAACATCATATTGTTCTTCTGCCTGTGTACCACTAGCTTGCGTTTTGCTATCTGCCATTTTTAACTCCTATGTTATTTATTGCTTATCGCTGTTGTAGCCATTTTAACGGCTGCTTGAGTGTCCGATTGTCCGCGTCTCATCTGATTAGTATCAGCTGATAGCGCCCTTCTTAACTCGAGTTCTTCTCGTTTCAATTGAATCTGTGCTTGTAATTTTTGCATTTCCATTTGTGGGTCTATCTCTGCTATGTCTTGTGCTTTAGCCATATTTAATTGTGCTTCAGCTTGTGTTTTACCAACTTCAGCTTCTAGCTGTGCTAATTGTAACTGAATTTGTTGTATCTGTGCTTCTGCTTGGAATGCCATCATTTCTGCCTCTTCTGGTGTCGGTGGTTCTTGACCTGTTAATACCCTAATTCTTCTAGCTAATTCATTTTTTCTTTGTAAGTTAGAGTACTCAATAATTACATCATCTGGGATTGGTACACCCATTTGTTTAAGTTCAAGTGCTTGTGCAAACTGTATGTCATCAAAATTATCTCTTGCGGGTGCTGTACCTACAATTACATCGTACTCACCAATTGTAAGATCATTTATTATAGTACCTTCTGGAGTCATCTCGTTTATAACCATAGGTTCACGAGGTTTCATTGGGTCTTCTTCATTAGTTACCTGAATAATACGCTCTTCTGTATAGAATCTTTGTATTAAACCTAACATATTTTCAGCTAAATACTGCCTAGTCTTAGTTAAATTGTCTAAAGGC